ATCTAAATCCAAAAAGCTCACCTTTGAGCTCTTTTTGAAGTGCATTGTTGTTGCATCCGCAAGAAGTGTCTTGCCAACGCCGCCCTTCTGGTTGCAAAATAAAATTCTTTTCATTTGCCTATTCTCCTCTCTTCTCGATGTACATTTAATGTACACTCAATGTACAATTAATGTACATAAAGAATACACTTTTTTCACAAAATGTGCAAACTTTATTGTTATATTCAAATCCAAGGGAGACATCAGGAAAGGAGAAAGCTATGGGAGTTTTTGATTCAGCAGATGAAAAAGCAAAGAAAGCACTTGAGAAGCATCACCTTGAAGATATTTCAGAGAAGTACGCCGAAGCTGTTAAAGAAATTAATGCAGAGCTTGCCGGTTCAGGAGCAATGGAAGCAGGCATGAAATTATCTTTTGCCAAATCTGAAGAACAGCTTAAAGTTTCATATCTTCGCGCTCTGGTCGAGCAGAATTGGATCATAATCAGATTGCTCGATGAAATATCAAAGAAGTAACAAAATTCTTGTTTTTTAGAACTTAAATGCTAAAATTTTTGTATTAAGTAAATAAACTTATTTACTTATATCCTTAAAAAATCCATTAAAAAAGAGCCAGGAATGCTGATCCGTTCATCAACACTCCTGGCTTCTTGTTTTGCATCCCCTTGCTCATAAGAGCATCGAGGAGAGATGCCTAACTTTGATTAAGCTCTGACTAGCTTGCCAGCTTTTAACAAATCCACCATCTGAAGGTTTTGCTTCAAGCTGCCCTGATAATCTTTTATTCTATTAGCCTGGGCGATAACTTTTCTATGAGCGAAAGAAGTGTCCTTCTCGCCCACTGCTGCAAGCGCAGAAACAATGCTTGTACTGCCACCCTTATAGGCTGGATAATACATCGATATTGTTGGAGCTGCCGTCTGAGTCTCCTGATCTAAAGCTGAGCCCTTTACAACAAACATATAGGTGAAATCCTTGGCTCTCGAATCAAACGAGTGGATTTGAGCATCTTTTGCCGTGCTCATGAACTCATAGACTTTTAAACCTTCACCAATATATGCAATATGGCCTTCTTTCCAGAGTGCCATGCCAGGCTTAGCATTTGCCTTTGTTGGCTTTAACAACTTTTTAGCCAGCTTCTTGATGGCTGCTGAGTTGATCATGTCAAGGCCAAGCACAGAGCACACAAGGAAAGAGCAATCTCCTGCTCTATAACCTTTGTCAGCATCCTTCAGAGCTTCCTTCTTAATAGCTGCTGTGTAATTGCTTTTATATTGTTTTGCAAGGCTCTCGACAAGCTGCTTGGTGTAAAGCTGGCCCTTTGCTCCATAAAGATAGTGATAAGCACCGGAGCAAAGCTCTTTTGCTACGGCGTTGCATTCAGCCACAGTTTTTCTCATTTCAATCCCCCCTTCGCGCCAGGAAGCTGTGCAGATCTTCTTTTGCATCTCTCAGCTCTTCTGACATAGGTTTCTTCTCTGTTATACAATATTGAACTTCAAACTCAATTAAGGCCATGATTGAATGAATCATGACCTCAATAGCTTTTTCATGCTGAGCAAATCTCTCATTGCCTTTATTGAGCGACTGATCATGCTCCTTTACTTTGGCTTCCAGGACAGCGACACGCTCCTCAAGTGATTTCTGAGGACGTTTCAAGAAGATCCTGAAGGCATACATCATAATGCAGACATTGCCAAAAGTAAGAAGGAACTGCATCGCCATCATTGTGATTTCAACTGCTTGCATATTACTCTCCTTCCTCTTCTACTTCTGGCAATCCTGTGGCCACTGATGTCAATAAAGACAATGCTGCTGCAAGTGCCGCAGCTGACAACACATAAATCCAATTTACTTCTTCCAGGACAACAGCTGGACCAATTGCGCCGATAGCTGCCTGACAAAATGTCCTGATCGCGCGATTTCCTGCTGCAATCCAAAATTCTTTTTTATTCATAACTCCCCACTCCTTTCCGCTAAAACGCATAAAAAATGCAATATAGCTTCAAAAGTTGCAAGATTCTTGCAAATCGTGAAGATATATTGCTAAAAATAGCCGTTTAAATATCTAGCGGATAAGTAATGATTTAACCATTTTCGGAAATAATATAACTAACTTGAATAATAAAATAGATTCACGTATTATAACATACTTTTCCACTCCTGCTAGTTTAGCTGAATTTGTCCAAGGGACAGCAGCTCCAGCAACATGGGTATATTTTCACTTTAAAGATGTTAACAATGTTTTTGGCATTGGAGCAAATGCCTGGATTAAAGGTTTTGTACAATATCAAAACCCTTACGATTCACAATGGGGTGTAGGTGGACAAGGTATTTGTTATGGAACAAATCCATATTATTTTATTATATCAGGTACTGCAAGCGGAGGCTTTTCTATCAATTTAACTCCAATGATTCCACAAACTGTGGGAAGTGCTGTTAATATTGCCTCATACAATACAAGTAATAATAAATATACTTGTCCTACTGATGGATATATCATTGTAACATCGGATAACCCTGTCGGTTCTTATGCTCAAATTATTGTTAATGACGTAGTTTTTGCTTCTGCCGTTAATACTGAACAGAATTATAATTTTGTTGTTAATGCATTTGTGAAAAAAGGTATGCAAGTATATGTAAAAGGTAAATATGCAGGTTATTATCCTTTATATTAAAAAATATTATTAGTCTGTTATATATGTGATTAAGTTGTTGAATAAATAATGCACGTTACTGTCCTGGTGACATTAGCTGCATAGGCGTGAGTGCTGCTAACTTGTAATTGAAAGCATAGCTTATTTCCAGATAATCTTACCCAAGAAGCAACCTCACCATTTTCGGATGATAATGCAGATAAGACATATTTATTTAAAACACTATAATCAACAAATAATCTTCCATAGGAATCAGTTTGGCCTGTAAATTCCATAAGTGCTATTTTAGATTTAAGTAAAAAATCATTAATTTACCGATAGATAGAATCATATATCTATCGGTAAACTTGATTTACCGATAAGTAAACTCTCGGAACAATAATGATTTAGGGACTAAATTAGACTATAAATATGATTATGTAATTGCAAATTTTACAAATGGTGTTGCTGTCGTTCCTTTTACAGATTTACCTGCGAATATTGTGCCATATTATGCTTATTTACCAGGTTATTATGTTCAACTCTCTAAACTTGCAAATAATAGTGCATGGGCATTTTTTGTAACGCATACCGATGGTGTTACTAAACCAACAGGCACGTTATACAACATTGTCATATATCACAACTAAAAGAGTAATATAAATTAGTTAACAGGACTATAATATACTCTTATATCAGTTGATAGTGTATTTGCATCAAGGAATACTTTCATTCCTTTTTTTACAAATACCATGTGGAATGATTGAGCATTCGAGCCGTTAACGGTTTTCATTCCAACACCTAGTTGATTTTCTCCATCAGCTCCAATAATGCCAACTTGGAAGCTACCTGTTGAGGTGGATGAATTAATAATTCCGTATCTTACATATCCATCTGACGGACATACAAAAGGATTTGCACTTGTATATCCAACAATATTAACGTTGGAGCCTATATCATTAGCATTAGCAATGGTTTCAACTGCTTTTAAATCATTATTTATCTGAGTGATGTCGGTTGAGTATGGAAGCAGCACCTCAATGTCAGTGATGTTGACTCCTTCCTGCTTTACTCTCAGGAGTGAAACATAGACCTCTGTCTCACCACCGCGGAAAGTACCCTCATTGATAGTCTCAGAAGCTGAATCAACCGGCTCAACGAAATTTTCGCAAAGCTCTGCTGATTCTGAATCTGTATAAAGGCGATAACCAACAATATAATACTGTGTTATGCCTTGGCTTCCTGTTGGAATGATAAACTCATCAATATCGCCAGCATCAAGCTGAATGCGACGGCCTTCCTGAGTGATGATCACTCCATCTTCTACCATGATAGTATTGGCATCTTCAAGAGTTGCTTCAAACTTGCCGCCGACAGGAGTGATACAAGTCTGATTTCCGCAAATAGCTGCAATCAAATCAGCATCTTGTGCAGCATAGACCGGATCATTTAAATTTCCATTGATTAATGTTGCCATATTAATTCTCTCCTTTAATCTTGTACTCGATTTCTTCTATTCCATCAACAATCTTGTAAACCTTGTTAACAATCGGACTGATCATGATTGTGCCATCTGGGAACTGTCCTTTGACCTTATCCCCTATCTCAAGAGCAATGTCTTGAGGAGCATTCATCTGAAGTGTCTTGGAACTTGCAAGAGCTTTCAGCTGCTCCGTGCCATTATCAATCAGATCATCCGTGCTCTCAGCATTTCCATAATCATAAAACGCTGTTCGCTCGGCAAAACCTGTGTAATACTGAGTTGTTGACACTTCGCCGTTTTGATTTATGTATAAATCTAGGCGAACACGATTCTGCAATTTGCCTTCTCCTGCGCAGATCAGGTGGTTTATTCCCATATCGTTTTTGATGAACTTCATAGGAATGCGATTGTCAGCATTCCAGGTTCCTTCAACTTGAATTGCCTGGACTGCTTCAACTTGCACCTTGATTGTAGCTCCATCTTTAACGCAGCTTATCTTTAAACGATAGCCATACTTTTCAAGCATGAGCTCAAGGCCATCAAGAACCGTGCAATATAGCGGAAATTGATAGTTTGTGATTGTAAGCCCTGAAGAAGTGCTTGGCACTGTAAAAAAGCCGCCCAGCACGCCCGACAATATGCCAGAAATAATCGTATTAGCATCGCCTGAAACAACCTTGTAATTGGAGCCAGAAGGCGGCAAAATTATCGCCTTGGCCAAATAGCCGCGCCAGGTGAATCCCTTTAGCACTTCATAATTGTATTCAGTGGAGCTTTCGCGATATTCAACGATTCCACCATACTCAGTGCCTTCAATATACCAAGCGTGTGGTTTCAATTTCTGAATCGTGACCGTATTAAATTCAAAATCGTTCGGAGAATCTGACAAGCCGATTTCGACGTCTAAATCAACATCTACATAACCGACTTCGTGCAGATCATCATCGAGTAAAATCATCGTGGCTCGCTCCTTTCAATGAAGATTGTGAGCTCTAGGCCGTATGTTCTCGGATAATTCAAAATAATATTACCGCTTGGAATCTTCTTGAATACTTCGCCCACGCGGTAATTGAATACGTTTGTGATAATGCCTGATTCATTGACAACATAACACTGTCTATCAGGCTCTGTGTTTTGTCTTGAGTCGATAACCATGTATTGATTCTCTCTGATAGCGTAATCAACTTTATATACATGATTGTCGATGGTCCACTGAACAGCTGAAGCTGGACCGTATGCAAGCATTCTAAAATCGCAATCTGCATAAGAATTCACGTCAATGAAGATTGATGTTGGAGCTCCACAATAACTGTATGGATAGCCGTAGCGATCCTCATCGGGAACGTAGCCCTTTGCGTTTGGCAGCGTTGCTCCTTCATCAGCTGGATATATTTCAACTTTCTTCTCTTCTATCCAGAATGGATAAGGCGCATAAAATACGCCCTGATTAACAGTGTATTGAGAGCCATCCTCTTCCGGATAAGTGCTCGACTCAACGTAATAACAATAAATATAATCATTATTCCAGATGAGCTTGCCTGGTTTCTTGTGAGTGATGTCGTACTCGGTTTCAAAGTGGAAAGCTTCAATCAACTCAGCTCGATGAGAAGGAGTGCCCCTAAACTTGAACTCACAAGAAAAATATTGAGCTTCTTTTGTGAACTCATTGATAATCTCTCCATACTTTCTCTTGATCACCGAACGGCCCCAGGAATAAGAATGGAAATTT